GAAACATCTTGTTTTCTTACTAAATCATTATTTGCTGAAGGTGCTGTATCACTTTGAACTTGTCCTTTGAAAATATATTGTGGTGCGTAATTATTGAATGGCATAATTAAATCCTTATTTTGGGGTTATATAGTCAAATCCATATTACCTCAAAATTACAGATCCCGAAAGTGCTACCGCAAAATTTATCAATATTTGGGTAGAAGAATTATATCGTACTTCTGCATGTACAAGATTACCATTAGAATCCACAATTATTACATTGGGAAAATTTGAAAATGTATGATTAATCGTCAAAGTGTTTACATTGATAAATGCCACAGTTTGAACCTTTACATTAGCATTTTCACTAGATGTTCCACCATTTCTATTAAAAGCATTTGCTATGGCCATGTTAAGTCCTCTGGTCGTTCCAAGTAATTATAGCTTGATTAATTTCTAGTGTTCCTTTGTCTGTTTTTACATGCAAATAAACAGTGTCAGCACTGTCTAAGGTTATAATAGCATCTATTCTATATGCAGCTGTTCCTTTGGTTTCAGTAGTCAAACCATGTTGTAGTGTTGATGTAGTATCTGTGACAATCATTTCATCACCTTCTACATCTTCTGAAATACAAATTGTTATCTCACTTGGTTTATCTGCTGGCTGTAAATTAGAACACTGTATATTAACATAACTAACTTTAGCCATGAATCGTGCTGTTCTCGGTCTGAAACCCAAATCTATTTCGACTTTTTTTGTTAAGTCGTATTCTGTACCTATACCAGCAACTGAGCCAGTAAATTTACCAAAACCCATTCCCATACTCTTTTCCACCTTTTAACGATTATATATCAATATATTGTAATCTGTAAATATTATCAAAAAAAAACCACCCACAAAGGAAAATGGGTGGAAAAACTCAAAGGCGGAGAAAAGTTTTTTTAAGGAGTTATCATCAATCCCATTGATCGTTTATAGGTTTCTGATCCATAATTTGTATCTTTGTAGATCTGCCAGGTATTTCTAATTCTTTTTTTATATCTCTATACAATTCTAAGAACTTTTTCATTAGTTCCTTCTCACAGTAATTAGCATTTAAGATGTGGATACTAAGAGCAAATAACATTCCATTGGCTATAGCATTATCTGGAAGACCTTTTTCAGATAACTCAAAAAGTAGATTATTAAATTCCAAAGCACATTGTTTATTTAATTTCTCATTGGGCATCTTTCAATATCCTCAAAATCTCATCTAATCTTCTTACAATTTCTTTTTCCATATCTTCTTTATCGGTCTGTAGTTTATCCACTACTGCTATCCACCTCTCTCGTATCTGTTCTTCTTTTTCTTCCTTCTTTTCCAAAAGTACTTCGATTCTTTTTTCAGATTGACTATTGGAATAAATTGCGTATATTGCTAGCAAACCAATTGGGCCAGCATTTAATAATATATCATAAAGCATTTCCATCATTTTAATCCCTTTTTGATCTCAGCAACATCATCACCAATCCGATCAATTTTGGTACTTAAATGAGTCAATGTCGTCCTATATAATTCACGATCTTCTTTATGATCCTTGTATAGTCTTTCTATACTTTCTTTTTGACTTGCCATAAGATGATATAACACTACGCATGCAAGTGTTAAAGCACCAAATTGTCCTGTGACCAGTTGTATAAGTGTAGATATATCCATAATGCCATTATAATTGATCTTCTGTTAAATCTAATATCTCAGGTATAGATTTTTTCAAAATATTCGCAACTATCTCCATTGCCTCCTGTTTATCTATTCTGCTATCGTCGGCTTTTGCCTTCTCAAACTCCTCTGGAAGTTCCTTCAAACTTTTTACAATGATTGTCAAAACTAACCATCTATATTTATAGCTGTAGTTTAAATTGTTAGAGTTGCTGATAATTTCTTCCATCCTCATACCACAATTGATAATAAAATTTGTCACCAAATCCCAAATCTCATTTCTGGTGACTTTCCTTCCACCTTCGCTATCTGGTGATTGAGCTACTCTTATTTGCATATAAGTCGTGTAAATATTATCAAAAAGTACTTTGGATACTGTTGCATATGGTAATTTCATAGATATAATCCCTTTAAAATTGTTAATGAAAATGTAGAACCTTTTTCAAGTAGTATTTGCTTTTTACATAGATTTATAAACTCATTCCAACCTGTCTGTATCACAACACATCCAGCACTATATTTGCCCACTTGTATGGTTGTTTCAGTTATATTTGCTCTATGAATCTGTATTCCAGCACTGTCGTGATCGTCTCCACCATAATCAACTACATCATCTTTATTATTATCTCGCCAAACTGGTATTGGTTTACAAGGTACCAAACACTCATAGCCACTTGATCTTTTTCCTATTTTGAAAGAAGATCTATATTGATAATCATGTTTCAGAACAGCACAACCACTTTGACGACTTGGATTGTTTAAATAATATTTTCCAGCATGAGTAGTACAAGCAAAAATAGTTTCTACCCATCTATTTTTCCAATAAACTACATGCAAAGTATCTTGAAAAGCATCTGGTCTTTCTTCCATATTTCGACAAGCTATAATATTTAAATCGTATGCACCTTTGAAAGTAGCAAAACCAAGTTCTTCTGCTCTTAGCATTACTGGGGGTTTATCTGTAGAGTATCTAATCATTTACTCACCATATTGTTTTTTTATATTTTCTGGTATATCTTTTGGATTAATATTTATTTCATATCCTTGTTTGATACATAATGTCATAGCAAACGTTTTGTCTACATATACATAATGATATGATCCATCTTCTAATAATAACCTACACCAAATACGCATAATTTCTCCTGTTAAGTTGGTTGTGATGTTTTGTATGGGTGCCCAATTGGCAATAAAGATGTCAGATTAAATTTCCAAGCAATATAACCCTCTACTTTTTGCCGTTCTGAATCATGTAAAGGTATAGAAAACATTAGAAGCTCTGCCAAATCAAATGACCCAAAAGCATAATTAAACTGTTGACTTTGATTGCTGTAATTTATATCTGGATCTCTGCCAATACGAAAATCTGGAGACAAGGATATATCTGCATTAGTAGGTGGATAATCACTAGTATTTACGCGTGTGCCATTTACAAATAATCCATCTTCTCCAGTATATCCTCCAACATCTGATGAACTGTAAATAACTATTTTCCAGTTGGTATCGGGTGGATTTATTTGATTATCTTCATGGAAGTTATTGGAATTGTTGGTAAAGTGTATGGCATTTGTATATGTGGACCCACTGAAATTATCCAAAAAATTAAATTGGTAACTTCTTCCACAGTTGATCAAAGGTGTTCTATAGTAATTTCCACCATTAAAGTCAGTATCACCAATAGGATCGGCAAAAGCACGTACCAACATGACTATACAAATTCCATCAGTTGAGGATAAATCCATTTTGGCATTATAATCTGTAGCCAAAAACTCATGATCACCATGTGCAAATCTGGCAAAATTAAATCCACTGACTGTAACTTCTTTGGAAGGAGAACCAGCACCAGTATTGTAATTATTATTATTTCCAGCTTGATTTGAAAAACTGTAAGAATTTTGCCTATCTATCCAAGTCGTAATATCTCCAGATGTTTCATTCAAATCTACATCTGACGATAACCAGATAAATAAATCAGTGCTATTATGGTCCTCATTTGGTAACCAGCCAGTATAACCTGCATCAGAATCTTCTGAGTCAGTTGTACGTTGCATTTTTGGTGACGGTATTCCCAAAGTAACAATACACTCTTGATCATCTATAGAATAGTCACAACCCAATACCAAGCAATATCTGCCAATATATATAGGATCAATTGGGTCATATAGATGCTCTATATAAGAACTTGTCAAGGTAACAACATCACCAGCAACTAATGTAGCAAATCTCAATGGTAATCTAATAACAATTTTTTCAGATATGTATAAATCCCAAACTCGTAATCTTCTTAAATCTCCTAATGCTTGACTTTGCCTGTTATCTGGGTTTGCTAGATAATATTGCGAAAAATCCCTTTCTATTTCCTTTAAAGCAGGAAGACTATCAACACGACTAGAATTGTATTTGCCACCAGAATAATATACGTTTTGAAAGTTGTATTTGATATATGTTGTTCTATAGATGTTTGCTATATCTGTAGAGAAAAACTCATGTGAGATTAAATCTATAATGTCATAATCTGATATTTGGGCTCTCAAATCTGGTGTTTGCCTTGTCTCTACTCCTTCTGGATCAGTACAAGCTCTTATTGATATTGCATCTTGTCTATATACTGGAAAAATGCCAACTGTAAGAAGTAAATCAACAATGTATCTCAAGCCATTATTTAATGGACTTTCTATAGCTATGCCCAAATCATAGTTTTCGCTGTCACTTCTTTTTATTTCCTTACTACCTCTTTTGGCATCTGAGATGTCAAATAGTTCCTTTGGTATCTTCCCACCTACAGACCATTCAACAGGATATAAATCAAGTTCTCCATTTGTTCCATTTCCTGTTGACGTTAATATACTTCCAATTATTTCATATGGTGTTCCTTCCAACCATGCACAATATCTGACAGTAGATCCACTAACCAAAGATACTCTAGATGTATTACCATATTCTGCTGTGGAACAGGTTGTCAATGTGGTACTTGTGGAACCTTCCCAAAATATATAGAACTCCTCATTGCCACCACCAGCACCATCATTTATACATTTAACAATTCCCTTGGTACCACCCTTCTTAAAAAATGAGGCATCTGTTAAATTTAATGTAGTAGCACTAGCACCAAATACTGATGTTGATGTCGTTGTTTGTCCTACTTCATAGAATAAAGAAAAATGTGGTGGGTCAGAATCTGAAAATGCTGTACCTGCACGAGTGTCCAAACTATTCTGTAAGGTTGACAATAAATCTTTAAAACCCAAAGTAAATAGACCACGTTGACCTTGTAAAGTGTCTAGACTACCCACAGCAAGATTTTTATATCCTGTTCCATTTAAACTTACTGATAATATTGCTATTTGACCTCGTCTCATCTGTGGGAGTATCTCACGTATATCTCCACTAATATCTAGTGAAAAACCCCCAAAACTAACGGACCATCTTTGTGGTGTTATTCTGGTGCCAGCTATTCTTATACTTCTAGATGCTATTTGGATACTTCCAGAATCATCATAAATATCAAATGGTCTTCCCAAAGCATTTAATACACCAATAAACGATAATCTATATCTTGTACTGATATGACTATTGTTTAACTGGCCAACAAATTCAAGATCCCAACTCATATTATCCTATATCATTAAATCTTTCTATTCTTTGACGTTGCATGAATTCTGGTCCAAACTCAGCAACATTGCCTACTCTTGCAAATGGATTATCACCACCTGACGCACTTGGAACACCACGACCACCAAAATTTGGTGTCCTATTTATGCCATCAATGCCTGAATGATTATTAAATAAGCTATAAGTATCCATATATAATCTGATATTTAAACTGAATAATCTTCCACCCTCATTAGTAATGATATTTTGACCTATTTCATTTGCTGGTCTTCTCATAAATGGAAAAAATCTATAGTGTCGCAAAAAAGCACGGTCGTTGTATGTATATGCTATTTTGGGGTTGACTACTACTGTACCACCAACAGAACTTGAAAAAGAACTATCTACACTTGCCAATTTGCTATATTCTAGAATATTAGTTGGTGAACCTGTATGTATTGATACATAATCAGTAGCAGATGGAACATTAGAACCAACTATATCATTTAATGGATTACTACCCAATAATAAGCTTGTACTTTGTTGTTCTGCTGTATTTAAGATTGGATGGAGATATGCCTTGTCACTATCTGAGGAGAACATAACATAACCACCACGATCAAGATGGTTTTGCATGGTCTGTAGTTTTATTGCCAAATCTTCTCCTAATAGCATTCTATCTCGTTGGATCGTTACAAATTCTTGAGAAAGTCCATAACTTAAATATCTTCTTCCACCTCTCGAAATGGAAGATCTGACATCATAGGAAAATTCTGAAAACAGTTCTCCAAGTTTTTCTCCCAAATCAATTGTTCTCAATTGCCTGGCATCTGGCTCAGGATAATAATAAAATTTAGCATTTCCCATTATCTACCCCCAAATAGTGGTGACGTACTTTGACCAAAAGTCTGGAATCGTCTTTCAATCTTTCTTACTAGATCATCAATAGCATTTCTTTCTACTACTGACGCATTAATATTTATTGTTATATTGCCTTGACCCATGCCCATTGTTCTTTGCACAGCTTGTGGCATTTGACCCGTTTCTGGTACTACAAACTCACCACGATGCAACATAGCAAGCCCTTCATCTGCACCAGTAAATTTAATGCCACCACGAGCAGAAGGGAAATAACGACCACCACCACGTTTTGAGTCTCCAGATAGTATGCCACTAACAACATTGACACGTCTAAAAAACTCCTCAAATGATGCTCTGAATCCTTCTTTAATACTTTTAAATAATAACTTTGGATTAAATAATAGCTTAAATCCATCTATAAATAACTTTGCTAATTGTGCCAATCCTTTAAACAACCCAAATATTATTTGATCTACAAATACAACGAGAACTTTTGGAAGTGTTCTGAGGAGTATACTTGGCAATGCTTCTAGTCCTAATGCTATTGCCTTTGCCTGTGCTTGTACATCTTGCTCAATACTTGTCTGTATTTCCTTAACACTATCGCCACGTTCACCCAGTTTTTTGGCTATTTGCAGAACTACACCAACACCAGCAACAGCACCCATAACAGCACCAGCACCTGATTGTAAAGCAGAAGAAACACCACCAGATAATTTACTACCTATTTTGCCAAAGGCATTTCCTATTTTATTTGCCAATCCTCCAAAATCTTTGCTCAATAAACTATCTAATTTTATTGCTACAATATTAATTAAATCTTCTGATGCTTGTATAAATTTATTTAATAATTTAGAGTTTGCTTGATCTATACCTTCTGCGAATTTTCCAACTATCTTATTGGC